CTGTCTCTGGTGACATGTGCTTGGGTGCGATACATAGTGTAACCAATGTATCTTGCCAATCTAAGTATAATGAGATAGCAGTTACTGGATTGAATGGATCAGTAGTAGGACTGAAACCCTTCTCAGGATCAAAGTCTACCTCAATGTCAAAGAAGCAAGTGTGAAGTTTAGGAACGTCTGCTTTAAGATAGTTTTCACTAAGGCAGCGAAACACTACTGGCACATCACTTTCAAATAATTTCTTACCTGAATGAATTCTGCGTTCTTTTTCAAACTCTTGTCGTTTGCGTGTACTGAAACGATTTACAGGGTCACCATATATACTGCGATACTTGCCCTTATGATCGGGATAGTATAGTACATAGTTTGTGGGATATTCTTTGTATTGACGCTTTCCGTTCTGGTCCCGTTCCACCACGTAGATACGATCTTCATCCCTGCTATGAATAGCATCAACGTAACTCAAAGTGTTTTGCCCACAGTTTCCAAAATAGTGTTTAGTTCTTCGTGGTCAGCGTTTGTTTGACCAAGACTTGCTTTGTGTGCAACAGATATTGCTTTCTTAAGAATGCCAGGCTTTACATCCAGTTCTTCTGCAATAGCCTTCACAGTATCACTTAGACCCTCACGTAATGTATCAATCTCATGTAGGACTACCATGCCCTCATTGATAAGTTGAGTCAACTTAATCTTTTGCTCTCCGGTAAACATTTTATCACTCATAGTTTCTCCTTGTAAAGTAATTAGTATACATGCCCTGTGCAGAAAAGTCAAACATTTTGCTGACTTTCTACAATCTTTTTAACCACAGTATGCAGTCCTGGGTTAATATGTAATGCGTGTGGCATGAGATGTGTTCTGACATAGTTACGCATATACTTTGTGTCATCATTGCTATTATCGTGACACCAATTAATAGATTTTCGTTCGCACCAATTTGTGAATTCACTTTTGTTTGTTGTTAGAAATGGACGTACAACATTGTTTCGTTTTGATGGGATAACTTTTGGTTGACCGTGAATTGATGACCAAAGATATGTTTCTACACAGTCATCCAAATGATGACCAGTGATGATTGGACCTAAAGAATCACCAAAGCTATCTAAAAAGTCATAGCGTTCATTGCGCCAGTGTTCTTCTGCGCTAAGTTCTTTGGGTTTTGTGTGCTTAATCATTCCAATCATTAATGGGAGACTACGTTCAGTACAAAATTTAGCAACAAATTCTAATGCTCGTTCACTGTTTTCTGTTCCATGATGGAAGAAAGCGCAAGTTACCTTATGTTTCTGTGAAAGGAAATCGGTGATAGCAACAGAGTCAACGCCGCCACTAAGTGCGACAACAATATCTTTTGGCAATGGAAAGAGTAGTTTTAGCATCTATGCATTATAGCATAGAAACTATTTTATTGAAAGATTTCTGGGTGATCTTTACCAAATACTTTCATGTATTTGCCCGCACCCATATCCGCTAGCATTTCAATTGGGCTACCAGGATAACTATCACCCGGTTTAATCATACCCAATTCTCCTTGACGCACATGAACCAATTCATGGAAAACGGTACGCATAATATCAACCATATTACGATTGGCAACATAGACCCAAACACTATTATCACTGTCTAAATGTCGTCCAGTATGATGACCTTCTTGCGCTTCTTCAGTATTGTAACTGAATTCAAATTTAGGTTCTGATTGTAGATTTAATTTTTCTCTAGACCACTGAATGAATTTCTGCATTATTGGATTATCTGCTAAGAAGTCTGGTTCATCACTGGCTTCATCTAATTTATTCTTTACCCAATTATCAGGAGTTTTGTGATATTTTCTTACGAACAAGTCATGTAATGCTTTGCCAGTGATACGATGTTTCTTTGCTATCTTCTGCATTAATTGGTCAATGGTATTGTAGTCATGTTTTTCTAATGACGGCAATTTTTTTGCTAATTCAAGTGCAGCGGATTCAATAATAATGTGTTCTGTAAGCATTATGTATTTATCAAAAGGCGCTCACTTCGTAGTCTGCGGTAGCGAATCGCTTTCTACGCCCAGCAGCCGGGCCACACGGTCCTAAGGTAGGTGTGTTCTTTACCAAGAACTTTCTTTAAGTTCCATGGTGTATGTATCAAATCTTTTTAATCGTGCTAAGAATTCATTGGATTCTTCTGATACTATTCCGGTTAGTTGTAGTATGATTCTATCTGAAGTTCCTACGTTTGCGCTAGCATAAGAAGTTTTGTGCCAATCAACACTATATACATCTCCTGCACTCCATCCAGTATGAATATCTTTATCAAAAGAATAGAAATGCCCTGGTTCCCAATCTGTTAAATGAATGCAGATTCTTTTAATAGTAAAGGGATTATCCAAATTATAATGTTCTAAGTTGTCCTTAATGAAAGGGCTTACTTTATTTGGCTTTTGTATATCCAAATTAATATTGCAATTTTTAAGTTTGAATAGATTGCTTATTTGTTGAAGTAAAGTATCATTGATATTACTCCAATCACCCACGAGTTTGCCTAATTTTGTGATGTTCATACTGATATTTAGTATGAAATACTATGGTTAATATTAATCATCATCCTTACCACACTTAGCACGTTTAGCCTGTGTGAGTTTACCAAAGTCAACTGGCCATTCTTGGCCAGGAGACAATTCTTTAGCATTTTTAGGAAATGCATACTGTACACCCGCTGTTTGTTGTATCTGTTGAACAGGTAATCTAAACTTAGTCAAGTCATTACCTAAATTAGGATACGGTGCAACATGAGGGAATAGCCATCCTGCTACTTCGTTTGTTTGATTATTGATAACAATTTTGTAAAAACCATGAGGAACAACGACGCCGTTGCCGATTTTCTTATCTTGTGCATTATATACTCCACCTACGTAAACTGTGTAACTTTGATTGTGCTGAACTGCCCAACCACGAACACTAGTCTCTAATAGTTTCCATATGCCACGATTCAATGATCCAGCTTGTGGACTCATATTGGTCATTAGAAATGATTCAAATTCTACTTGTGTGTCCCAAGACAAGTCTCCGTCTGGACTCATATGCCCTTTGTCATATCCTGTACCTGCATAATCTTCTGGTTTAGCACCATTTGGTACACTTTGATCAGCGGCAAAAGCATTAGTACGTGCGACACATCCTAAAGCATTTTGTGGCATTAATTCATATGTCACAAACTTTGGTAGTTTAGCCTGTGCATCATACCCAACTAGATATGCTTGTCGGCAGATGGGTTGTACATTTTGTGTCTGTGGAAATCCGTATGGACTGTGTACTTGACATTGTTGTACAGTATTTGGAGGACGTTGTGTCCAAGCTGATACAGTAAATGATGCTGCTAGTAATACTAATGCTAATAATTTTTTCATGCTGGTTTAATTCGTTGTTTGTAATCTATAAAGTTTGCGTGTCTATCTTCTAATCCTCTTAATGCCGGATTAATTTTATGTGTTACTGTTTTAGTATCTGAGAAATCTGTAATACCTTTTGTTTTAACTTTCCAAAACCATACAGCAATCTTTGCTGCTATTGTAGGGTCAGCAGCTAACTCAGGATGATTTAATAAATCTATTCCAAGTTCTTTACTGGCACGAGCATAGTTATCATGTCCGGTTAACTGAATATAACCACGTCCATGATATTTATCTCCGTCACCGGCGTGTTTATTTCCTAATATCTTTGCTGTCTTTGGAGCATGTTTAGGATCATATTTTTTAGCAAAATAATCTTTTACTTTGGGTTGTGGCTTTTCTTGTAATCTACTAAAGTTCCATGATTCATGTTTAACTTGTGCTAAGAACTGTGCTAATTCAGGTACACTCATGCCGGCTGCTTTACCTGCATTGAACAATGCACCTTCTGCTTTGGGATCTAATGTAGCTGCCGCAGCTTTTACTGGCTGTTGTGCTTGTTGAGTGATGCCGGGCTTTTTGATTGGTTCAATTGGTTTAGCATCACTATTGCCAGCACCCAATGCGCCTAATCCCATAGCTGCACCTACTGCTAAATCTTTCCAGCCTTCTTCTAAATCTAGTTCAACTAAATGTCTATATGGTTCATCACCGACCCATCTTGAACCTTGGACGGATGCTTCACCGATGAACTCGGTTGCCCTCATTATGCACGGGCTTTCTTTAGAACACTACGAATCATCCATTGATGTTTTTCGTGAGCATCTAATCTTTCAGCAATAAAATTAGCGATACCTTGTTTGTTTTCTTGTGTAGCTGAAGCAAAGCAATGATTAAGCAAATCAATCATTCTAGCATTATCTTCAAACAATTCAGCAAACATTAATTCAGCACGAGGAATCTTAAGTTGATCTTGTATGATAGTTAATTCAGCATAGCGTGTTAAGCTGCCGGGAGCATAGCTATCTAATGTACGAATATATTCAGCAACCTTATCTACTGCGCTGTATACTTCTTCATAGAAATTACCAAAGAATTCGTGATATTGCGGGAAGTTATCTCCCTCAACATTCCAATGAAAGTTTTGTGCCTTGATAGACAATGAGTTAACACTTGCCAATAACACTTTTAAATCTTCTGTTAACATAATTATCCTTTGATACCTTTTAGTATTGCTGATTCTTTTATTGGTATATAGTTTTTGGTTCTAGTATCTATGCGTTGTTTTCCTTCATCCATATCTACTTTATGAACCTGTCCTGTTTTACCTTTTGGTATTTTTCCTGTAGTACGATTGAATGGATCAGCTGGCAATGATTTAGAAGCACCTGCTAAACTTTTTGGTCTACCTAATTCTCCGCCCGGTTCATTTTTAACTCTTTCTTTTTTAAAGTGAGAAGCACCAGAATCAACACTGTAATTACGTTTACCGTACTCTCTGCCCATTCTAGCATTAGAATAATCACCGCTATCATAATTTTGCTCATTGGTTAGTGCAGCAACTCTACGTTGACCTTTGCTTTTGAATTTATTATTAGTTTGTTCATATGTTTCAGGATAGTTTAGTCCTAATGATTCATTTGTCCCACTAGCGGCCTTCATTTGATCATACATAGGATCACCGGGTCTAAATTCTTGTCCGCCCCATTTAATTTTTTCACCTTGCTTTGGCATTGCTATAGTATTATCAGGCGTAGTAGTTGCAGGTTGTTTAGCTGTTGTTTGTACTAATTTATCAAATTGAGTTTTACCATAGTTGACAACTTTTGGCATATTACCGGGTTTTACTAATTTAACTGTAGCAATTGCCTGGTCTACTGCTTTTTTACCAATCGGGACAGTAACTTTGCCGGGCTTAGGTGTTGCCTGTGCACCAGCATTACTTGTAGCGGCTGCTGGCTGACTAGTTGTAGTATTAGTTGCTGTAGGTGCAGCCGCTTGTACGCTTGTTGCTGCTGTTTGTGTAGTGGGACCATGCCAAATTGTATTTCCAGTGCCTGGTCCACCTTGATTTGTTGTTGTATTACTTGCTACCGGCGCTGCTGCTGTGTTGTTTGGATCTGTTGCTCTAGTATAAGGATTTACTTCCCCAGTATGACCCACATGTTGCATACCTTGTTTGGCTCTTGATGCATCAAACCCTGTCATTTTATTGCCACCGTATGCATCTTTAACTCCAGCTATTGTACCCTTAATACCACCTATTGCACTACCCACACCACCTGCCATGCGACCCAACATACCTTGCTTAGGTTGTGCTGGTTGTGCTGGCACTGCTTGTGGTGCCGGAAGTTTAAAGTTAGTATATAAATTATTCAATGTTTCTTGCGGAACACCTGCTTTCACCATAAGTGCTGCAACCTGATCACTATCAGTTGGTTTACCTGCTTTATTCCACGCCTGTAATAACTTGTCAGCAGTTATTTTATTAGTTATGTTTTGACCTTTTGTTTTAGCCCAATCCATTACACCTTCGTCAACTTGTTTTTTATGCTTATTAACTATTGCTCCAATCAATCTATAAATTTGACTTTCTGAAAGTTCAGTTGGGCTAGTTTTTGCTGGGTCATACGGCTTTCTATTTGATTTCCAAACTGCGGGTTTGATTGATGCTGCTGCTTTATCTCTCTCTGCGGCGGCTGCTGCTTTGGGAAATGTATCTTTATAAGACGCTGGTTCTGCGGGTGGTGTTACTGGCGCAGGTGTTGCTACTGGTGCCGCCGGCGCTGGTGTCATCCCTGCTTGTGCTGCTTGTGCTGCTTGTGCTTGTTTTTGTTGTCTAGTTGATTGTGCAGCCTTTCCAACACGGGTAGTTGGTTTTTGCGCTGCTGATACTGACGGGTCTACACTTGTTGATTGTTTTAATCCAGGAGCCGCAGCTGGGTTAGGCTTACTAAACATATCTTTAGCCTTACCAATCATTGATCTATTGGTGCCACCTGCTGTTCCAATATTTTGTGCCCCTTGAAACATTTGTTGAATCTGATCCGGGGAAATATTAACACCCTCATCAACTTTTTTTGCCTTTGCTGCTGCATCTGCTGCTGCCTTTGCTGCATCATTGGCAAATTCTTTTTTAGTTGCATTGGTAATGCCACTCATACGCTTATTGCCACGTTTAAAATTGCCAGATTTATCAGCAGCAGTAGCATCAGCGCCGGCAGCAGTTTT